TGCCCGAGCGACTGCTTCGTCGTTTCGTAATGATTGGCACCACCAATCGCAACCAATTCCTTGTAGATAGTACTGGTAATCGACGGTTTGTACCACTTGAAATTGGTGCTAACTTCCTTATTCCTTGGCAACAATTAGCTGAAGAACGTGATAGCCTATGGGCAGCCGCAATTCAGGCTTATCGTAATGGTGAGCCATATGAATTCAATAGCGGTGAGATTGCTCAGATTGCTGAATACATACAAGAATTCGGTGATCCTGATCCTTGGACTGACAAGATTAACAGTTACATCTATACCAAAGAAGAAGTTACTGCAGCAGAGATTCTTTCTCAAGCACTTGATCTAGATCCAAGGCAACAAGGCAGGCGTGAAGCACGTCGTGTAGCTGATGTTCTACAAACACTTGGCTGGCGTCGTCTCAATACTTCCCGTAAAGATCCCATCACTAAGAAGACTAAGTCAGTTCGACTTTGGATTCGGCCTACTAATGATCCTCTAACTGAGGACCATATTCTCAAGGACTTCTAGTCCAAGCAAACAATATTTGAATTAATAATGAAAGCATCAGATATCAAGATCGGCTTGCGCGTGCGTGTGCTTACTAATGACATGAATGCTCTTGTCGTTGGTAATCCTGAGTACTACACGCCTCGCGCCAAACTCGTACGTATTAAGTATGAGAACAGTACTCGATATGAGTACATGATTAATCATCAGCTAGAACCTCTTCCTAAACAGCTGCAGTATCCAGCAAATGGTGGCACTTATGTAAAGCCTGAAGGGAGTTTCTAATATGGCTGAAGCACAACCTAACAAACGCAGAGCTGGCCATGCATATGGCAGGCGTCATCTACAAATCTCTAATACTGCAGAAGAAGGAGAACTCTGCATTTATACCGGCCACTCGTTAGGTAGGTTTTCGTCACATTCAATGCGATATGACAGCCATCAAGCGTGCGTTCGCTGTGTGGCTGCAGCAAGAGAAGGGATGCTTTCTTTCGATATCAACCGTCTGATGAAAGCTAACAGAGTAAAAGCTCTGAAATTTTGGTCTCAAGTTGATATAAGTTCGCCAGATGATTGCTGGAACTGGGAAGGGACGATCAATCCTCGTACTAAGCAGCCTCAGTTCAGCTGGCGTAGGCCTGGTATTAGTACATCTACACAGCATCACCCTCAGCGTGTAGCTATGTGGTTTACCTGGGGAGACCTAGGTTTTACTGGAGTTAAGACTACTTGTGGTAACAAGTACTGCTGCAACCCTTTTCACCTTATCCCGCAGCATATCGGTGTCTATGTAGATCAAGACAGCTACCTTGAATCCTTTGAGCTTGCATGTCAGTTGCACACACTCAAGCAACAGATTGGCGAGTATGTCATGGAAGAGGCTCTTAAGCAGCAAGCTAAAGATGACCAGTCACTGATTATTGATGAGCGAGCTGAGCTGCTTATGAATCCAAGTACTGACTTTGGTGATCGCTTTGAAGCAGTACTTACAGATATGCTCACTGGCCGCCACACTTCACAGACTAAACCAGATGATCCTGGTTTATATCGAGCACCTACAGATCATGGACCTTCTGATGAAGAAGAGACTGATAATGAAGGTGAGCCCACAGAAGACTTTTAAATTACTTATCCTTAGAGGAGTCATTGAATCATGTCACGACGTAAAGATCTCTTAGAACAACTTCTTCGATCCGACAAATTTGGAGAAGACAAAGAGAACGAACAAAAATTCCTTTCTGCTACTGCTGAGTTGATCTTAACTGATTTAGTTGAGATTGCACTCAAAGGTGTTGAACAACGTGGAGCCGGTACTCTCGTTATCAATTTAGAAAACGACTCAACTACTTATATGAGTGGATCAGATGTCGAAGGCGATATTATTGTTGCCGAAAGCGAAAGAGATGAAGACGTACTCAAATTCCTTAGAGACGTTATGAGCAAAATTGATAGCAATGACTGGTCAACTAATGTACTGATTACACTAATATCAAATGCTGGAACAAGAACATTTAGTCTCGAAGCAGGTGGGTGCCAAGAAAGCCTCCGAGCGCTCACATCAGAATTTAGCGGATAAGTTAAAGGCACAAGGGCTTAAGCTCCCTTTGTATCCACCCCCGTCAATCATCGAACGTGCCCGTACTGTTATGGGTGCTATCGACTTTGACCCTACTTCTGATCCAGTGCAACAAGTTCTAGTTGACGCTACTTCTGTGCCGTCTATTGAAAAGAACCCATTGCAAGAGCACTGGCACGGTAATGTTTTTGTTTCACCTAAAGGTGCAGTCAAGGCTACTCGTACTTGGCTTAATAAAACGATTGATGAGTACCGCAATCATCACATCAATAGCTTCGTATTCTTCACAAACGCTAGTGAGATTGTCAGAGCTGCACCAGTTATCTTCGATTATCCATTCTGCATTCCATTCAAACGTGTCAAGCAGCTCAAGGCTACGTCAAAAGGGTTTGAACCTATCTCCCCCTCGACCTGGAATGTAGTTGTCTATGGCCCACCAATAGAAACCACAATTACTTCTATTGACAAGGTTTCATTGTTTTATAACACCTTCCGCGATATTGGACGCATCTGCTTCAATGAGTATGCCGGCGATCGTTGGCAAAGTGATCTGGAGTACTTTGAAGATCACAAAGGTGAACTAGGATGAGCAAGCATTTGTCAGTAGCACATTTATATAATTTGCCATCTGGCAACTGTGTCCACCCCTGTCGTCTCATTCATAAAGATGGGACTATCATGTGGAAGCATGCTCTCATCAACCGTAAAAACAAAGTCAATATCCCTGCAGAACTTTCACATGAAACTCATATCATCAAGACTGCTCAACGTATTGAAGAACTCAACAGCTGGGTCTCACAACAACTTGAGCCTTGGGAATGTCTGGTTCCTACCTTCTGGTATTCAGTAGGCCATCCTCACACTCCTTACTCTGAAGGTTATGCCTGCCTTCTAGAGCACATCGTATTGCCTAACGATAAAGTCTACGACTTGCTGCTACCTCATATTCTCAATCATGAGCAATTGGAGCTAGAAGAGTTTGGGCTCTATTTCCGCAGATGTTAATGCCGGCTAACGCCGGCTATACGTCAAATGCACTCTTCATAGATTTCCCTAGGGATAACTATAAAGTCTGCCGTTTCATTGTGGTCTAAGTAATCGATGGTCATCCACCCTGGTGCAGTCTCGACCGCACCTGTAATTGTCCACGATGCAAGTACTTCGCAGAACATCATGACACCGTTCATTGTTCTCCCTCCAGCTTGCTAATCAAACGAGTTAGATACCACTCCGCTTTCTTCAAATCTTCTACTGGATTATCTTTCAGCCAAACTCGCAGGAGATACTTCAGTACTTGACCTTGAAGCATGCCTTCCTTTGCTGAAGGAGCATCTTGAATTGCATCTTCAATGATGTCAATCGCTTCCATCCTCCCTGATGTGTAATGACTAGGGGAGTTCACACGATCATCTGGCACCCACCCAGTCGGTTGGATTTTGTTTGCTGCTGAGCCTCTAAACGCTTGCACTGGAGTTTTATCTTCTTGACCAGTCCACATATCGACTTTATTTGCATCTATCTCATCAAAGTAACTAAATGGACTATTGTATCTGCGCTTTTCAGTGTTTAGCATTTTCTCGATCTTGTTATCAAAACTATCGAATTCCGAGTATGACATTTACCCATTAAATAACTTTCTTTCTTACTATAGAAACGAACAAACCTAAGTGTGAGATATGCCGGACAAACGTCTACCTATAGATCCAACTTTTATCCCAAATAGGGACACATACTTTATGAGTATCGCCAAACAAGTGGCAACTGGATCTAACCATCCCATCGCAAAAGGTGGGTGCGTCATCGTTCGAGATAAAGAAATCGTCGGTGACGGACGTAGTGTCCTCGCACAATGCAAGGTTGAAGTTGATTGTCTTACTTATGCAATCGCAACTGCCTGTAAACGTGGCACACCCATGACTGGGTCTGTTGTTTACACCACACGATATCCCTTTAGTGCATCTGTTTTTCAGTTGTACTTAATGGGTATTAAAAAAATTGTAGTGCTCGCACACGAGTGGGAGCCTTACTACAAAGACGAGTTCCGTCGTTCGGCACGACTGGCTCGTGAACTCATGATCTCTATTGAACCTTTATTTGAAGATGACGACGAAAGATTTGCCACAAACAATCAAGCACCCCGGTTCGACGACCGTGAAGAGCAGTTCGACAACAAAGACCTCTACACGCACAGCCCGGCAGAAACAAATGATGAACTCCTTAAGCAATATTCAGAGCAATCCAACTATGACGACACTCCTGTTTGACCTTGAATCCACTGGCTTGCTTCGCCAGGGCTCACAGCTGCACTGCATTGTTGCCCGTCAAGTAGACGTTGATGCTGTCCTTACCTGGGACAAAGTTAAAGGCAACCTTGAACGAGGCATCCGTCAGCTTGAAGAGACTGATGTGCTCATCGGTCACAACATCATCAATTACGACATCCCACTGATCAAGGAGCTGTTTCCTGACTTCAGTCCTAAGGGTGAACTGATTGACACACTTGTGCTTTCACGTCTGTTCTATCCACATATTGCAGACCGTGACTTCGAACGAAAGCCGCTAGGTATGCCACAGCGTCTTTATGGCCGTCATTCTCTCGAAGCTTGGGGCCACAGGCTCAAGTGCTTTAAGGGTGACTACGGCAAGCACGACGGTGCCTGGGATACATACAGCCCAGAGATGCTCGATTACTGCATCCAAGATACCAAAGTCACACTAAAACTCTATGAACTCATGCAACGGAGAATGCAAGACTATGCCTAAGAAAAATGACCCATTGACTGCCTCTGAAATGAAAGAGGCGTGCGATCAGTTCTTTCCTTTATTTAATATTGTGGTGGATTCTATGCCGCCTGGTTCTACGACTGAAGATGCTCTCAAGGTAATGGAGACTGTCGCTGCGCTAGGTCATAAAAATCGAGCGCAGAAGAAAGAGAAAGATGAACTGGACTTTGGATTTAATAAAAATGACTGACAACGAAAAGGAATTAAAGCAAATCATCT